AGAAACGGTACAGTAGTACGGCACGAGAGATTGGAGTCTCAAGCCGTCCGTGCAGATTGTCGAGAGTTTGTGGCTGTGTTTGGTCGAGGAACGTGAACGGCATGTTGCTGTTAGTTTGTCGAGACGTTACACGCTTGAGCCATTGACGAAAGCCTGTAAAGACTTCGCCGACTCCACGCACGTTGATGTTCGGATCGACTGGTGCTGACACTCCCCCGCCACAAGGAGAGTAGATGCCGGATTGTGCTTGTCCGGTGGGTGGTGTATCCCAATTGTAAAACGGGTGCACAGTTGGATTGACCCACGGGATGGCGAACTGGAAATCGTCTCCGCCACTCACCATGACGAGCATTTCGATGTCGTCGCCAACTGTAGACGGGCCACGGAGTGCGTTGACAATGGTCACCATGATCATTCCTTGTGGGATGAGGGAGAAGGTCTCTTGCGCTGGGGTAGTCTGCGCAAGTCCCCGGCTTTCCGTTGGTCGCCACGGTTGGTTGAAGCTGAAGGGCACGGAGAACTCAATGTCCATCTTACCCCGAACATCGTGAATTTCAGAGTAGCACTTTGCCAAGTCAATGGTTGACGTGTCTTGAATACGAGGTCCGGGAACAAACGTGATCCGGATACGTCCGGAATGAAACGGTGTCTTGAAAAGAACAAATTTGTACTTCAATGTACCTCGCCAAAAAGCGGCGCACGTTGAAAGATACGACAGATACGTTTCATTTCGGATAATCCCGCCGTTCTCGGTGCCCTGCGCAACGACACGTCGTTCGCACCAACACGGATCAGCCGGAAAATACAGAATGCGGTCTCCTGCCTTCTGCACTTTCCGAAGCATCGTCTTCGTCAAGTAGATGGGGCGTCGGATGATTTCCTTGAATGACATTTCGTCTGCCTTGGTATTAAAGACATCTGTTGCCGTTGCCGTAGTATTCTTCCCGTCAAGTGCCATCACACGGGCGTCCGTTGTCCCGGTTGCGTTGGGAGCAAAGCGGACGTGAGCTGGCTGCATGTTCATCGAGATATCGTTGTTCAGAGGTTTGCTCCAGCCGAACGCGGTTGCAATGG